CACCTCGGCCATCTCCGAGGACGACCTACACCGAGAGATTGAGAACGCAAGGCAGAACGCGCAATTCTACACGACACGCCTTGTGGAGTACCTCTGCGCAAACATGACCCTCTTCCCGGAGTATTCTTCCAACTCGGGTGCCGATATGTTCCCAGACTCTGCCGTGTACTTCCAAAACGGAATGACCATCTCAGGCGGTCACGATCAAATCGACCCGGACCTCGCTCGTAAACTCCTCCGGTGACACGCAAAGAGAACATCGTGGCCCTAAAGAAGTGGCTCGACAAGAACAAAGACAAGCCCAAACCGAAAGAAAAGAAGCAATGACCATCGAAACGTTCTTGAATTTGTTACCTTCCTTGCTGGCGGCAGTAGGGGTGTGGGTGTCTTTGAATAGCGAGGTGGCCAAACTCAAGGGGCGGGTGTACCGTTTGGAGTCTGATCAAGGCAAGATTGAGGCCATGTTGAAGGAGTGCGTCGAAGGCATCCACGAGCTAAAATTGTTGCTCGCAAAAAAGGGACTCTAAATGTACAAGTGGTTCAAAATGTCCGAGTTTGATTCGCCCGACCAACCCGGTTCGGGTGAACTCATGGAGCCCGCCGTGGTCCAAGCCTTGGACATTGCCCGCGACATCTACGGGTTCCCTATGGTTGTGACCTCGGGGTTCCGCAGTGTCCCTCACAACAAGTCCGTCGGGGGCAGCCCGAAGTCTTCTCACCTTCTCGGTTGGGCCGTGGACATCGCCGTGCCCAACTCCGAGCGCAGGTTCCTTATGTTGGAAGCCCTCCTCGACGCTGGGTTCCATCGTATAGGCGTGGCCGACGACTTTATCCATGTGGACATGGACGAAAACAAGACGCCAAATTGTCTTTGGGTTTATTAAAAAGCGAATGCACCTTACCCGTAAACACCGCACCGTCCACGCCGTCGACTGCAACGTAGAGCAGCGCAAAGGACAACAACACTTCCTCTTCATCTCGGACATCCACTACGACGCCATGAAGTGCGATCGTGAGCGGCTACACCGACACCTCGAAGAGGCCCAAGAACTTGGAGCCGGTGTGTTCATCTTCGGAGACTTGTTCGACCTTATGCAAGGCAAGTACGACCCTCGTGGCAACTACTCCGAACTACGCCCAGAATACAAGTCTTGCGTGTACGTGGACGAGGTTATCCAAGACGTGGGAGAGAAGCTGGCCAAGTACGCCGACGTCATCAAGTTCATCTCCAAGGGCAACCACGAAACGAACATCGAGAAACGAATGATGGTTTCACCCATTGACCGCGTGGCCCAAATCTTAAACGCGGCAGGTGGACACGTCGAGGTGGGAGGTTACGCCGGTTGGTTGGTCGTCCAGGCACACCGCAACAACTCCGCCAAGCGTCGTTTCAATATCCACTACCACCACGGCTACGGCGGAGGCGCCAAACGCTCCAAAGGAATCTTGGGGGCAGACATCGACCAAAAGGACTTCCCCGACGCGGACTTGATTGTGCGCGGCCACGATCACCAAAAGTGGCACCTACCTATAACCGTCGACCGCATCACCAACAAGATAAAGTTGGAACAACGCACGGTCCACCACTTGCGTCTTGGCTCATATAAGAAGCTAGGAGATAGGTACGCGGGTTGGGCTACGGAAAAGAACTTCTCGACGCCACGCCTCGGGGGTTGGTGGGGTTGCTTGGAAGAGCGCCGCGACGACTACGTCTGGACCATCCGGGAGGCGACATGAAGCCCGCGTTTCAGATACTCCAGAACTTGGACGTCACGGAGATGTTCAAGACCAAAGGCGACCTCAAGAGATGGAGCGCCAAGCGAACCATTGGAGGTGCGATTGTTACCGAAGCCCTTTGGCAAATACACACACATGGCCTATCTTGGGAAGGCATCGTCTTGACAGGGGTTGGCATAGCCCCTCTTTGCCTCTCGTTCTTCGAGGGCAAGGGATAGTGTTTCATTCATCACAGGTGAAAGGGTCGCCCGAAACGTCGGGGGCCCTTTTTCTTTGCATGGAAAAAAAGTTCTTGAAACATTAGGTTGAATGGAAACTTTGTTCTATCTTTGGGTCATGAACGAAACACAAACCCCCAACACCATGCAAAAAGTTGCACAACCCCAACTTGACCTCGTAAAGGTCGAGGACGCCTTGACCTACTTTGTAGACCACGGCATGATTCAAAACCTTTCAGGCGACGCGAAATACTACGTCCAACGCCTTGTTGAGTACGCGGCCCTCAAGAAGAACAACGAGGCAATCGTATTTGACAAATAACACAAAACTAAACGCACCCCTACGGGGGTGCTTTTTTTATGCCTAAACCCAAAACACGATGCAAAAGACAAGCACCAAAGGCAAAGACCTCGCGTGGGACATTGCCACCCGCCTACGCGGAAACGAGTTCAAAGACATGACGCTTGGAGAGATTGACGACTTCCGGGCGGAGATGGCCTTGTTCCTTGACCTCAAAAAAGAATGGTGATGCTGAAGCCCAACGGAATCTCACACACGGTCTACCCTGACCAACTAGCGGAAGACTTCAACGAATGGACGGCCAACTTCACACGACAAGAGGTTGCCCGCGACGCGGACGAGTTCAAGCGTAAGTTTGACTCCCTGTGGTCTGACTTCAAGAAACAAATATCCGGATGAAACACACACACAAAACACGCCTTCTTGAATACCTCGAAGAGTTCGGAAGCATCACAACCCTCGAAGCCATACGCGACCTTGGTAACACGCGCCTCGCGGCTCGCATCTCTGACCTTCGGAGTGAGGGCTACGACATCACAAGCCAACCTTTGAAAGTCCCGACGCGGTGGGGGACGGAAACCACCGTAACCAAATACATCTATTCACCATGCCTCGATACGAAGTGACCTACTTCCGGGGGCACGACCACGACGACTGGGACAAGGCGCAGTTTGACGCGGTCGATGCAGACGAAGCAAAACACAAAGCCCTTGACGTTATCCCACCCGGCCACCGGGTGAAAAGAATCAAAGAAATCCAAAACCCAAACACAATGGAACAAACAACCAAAATTCAAAACATCACCCCACAAGGGACGTTTGACTACAACGGAAAGACCTTTCACAAATTCGACGTCATTCTTGAGAATGGCATGGTCGGAGAGGTTAACGCCATGACCCCGGACAAGTGGAAGGAAGGTGACGAGTGCGTAGTGAAAGAGCAGAACACGACCAAGTGGGGACCGCGCCTGAAGCTCGACAAACCCGGGTTCAGCGGTGGAGGTAGCCCAAGCCCCAAAGCACCTGCCAACAATGACGTCAAAGGCATCGTGGCAAGCTGGGCCGTTGCTTGTGCCATGCAAGCGGCAGGAGACCCCTTCCAAAAGGACTACGACTCGATCGTGTTGCAACTCGCACGGGTGGCCTTGAGTGCTCGAAAGGTCATCAAAGACGAAGTCGAGGTCTGATGTGGGAGACAGAAACACCAACGGAAGAGGGTTGGTATCTCTGCGCTTGGAAGATGGGTGACGGCTACGTGTACGCGGTCGGCAAATGGACGGGGGGTGAATGGTTCACCTCCATGTCCGCCGATCCGCATACCTACCAAGCCATCACAGGACCAGACCAACAAGACAAGATGCTCGACGAATTACACGAGAACCAATGAAAAGAAACTACCAACCATGGCTTGAGCACGAAGACAAGATGCTCAAGCAACTAAAAGACAAAGGCGTAACCTATGAAGAGGCCGCGGAGATTTTACAACGTAGCGTCGAATCAGTCAGGCAGAGAAAATACCGAAAGGGCTACCTCAGGTCAAACAATCCAACGAGAAAAAAGACGATTCAGTTGGAACAGAAGGCACCAACAAAAGAGTCCAAGCATATCAAACAGACCAACCCCAATATCGAGGTGACCTTGTTTTGGGGCTTGGTGAAATACAAGAAGGCATGAAAGACTACATTAGAAAACACTTTGGCTCCCAGAAGCAATGCGCCGAAGAGCTGGGAGTGAGTGAGAAGACCGTGGGCAACTGGATGGCAAAGAACCCAAGCGGCATTCTGAAGCACGCCCGGCAAATCGTGGAGACCAAGAACACGACCTACCTACAACTTCACGGAGAGGTGGAGTACCGGGAACATGAGTTGAAAGAGATTGACCCAATTCGAGAAACATGAAGACGGTGACGAGCGTTAGCGGGGGACAGTCCTCCGCTTACATTGCCGCCAACTACCCCAGCGACTTTCTTGTGTTTGCCTTGGTCTGTATAGAAGACCGACGCTGCACACCCAATGACGCAAAGTTGGTTCAAATGGTGAGCGACCGCATTGGGCGTGAGTTCATTGCCACCGCCGAAGACGACACCATCTTGCACACGATTCTCGACTTGGAGCAGCATTTGAGCCAAGAGATACATTGGGTCGTTGGCAAGCCGTTCGACCGCCTAAGAAAAAACAGCCTCCCGAACATTACGTGGAGACATTGCACCGAGCTTATGAAAATTAAACCAATGTTTCAATGGTGGAAAGCAACTATCGGCGACCCGGTCAAAATGCAAATCGGGTTCCGCGCTGGGGAAGAGGCAAGGGCGAAACGTATGCTTGACAAATGCGACGACAACGGATTGAGGGCATACAATAAGAAACCGTGGCAACTGCCCGTCTTCCCAATGATTGAAGACAACGTTCGACGAGACGCGGTTGTGAATTACTGGAAAGACAAGCCCGTCCGTTTTGCACCTCAAAACAACTGTGTCGGGTGCTTTCACCGAAACCCCTTGACGCTACGCAAAATGTTTGACTTGCACCCAAACAAGATGCAATGGTTTGTGGACATGGAAGATATGAAGGGTGCCCAGTGGAAAAGTGAAATGTCATACAAGGACATTGCCAAACACCGACCTCAAGTCGAAATTGAATTCGAGGAGTGGGGTTGCGACGCTGGGTATTGTGGACTATAACTTGCAACCGATGGAACGAAACTTTAAGGGCGTCTGGATCGCCGCAGAGATATGGTTGGACAAAGACCTGACGTTGGTGGAGAAGGCGTTGCTCGCCGAGATAGATTCTTTCACGGGCAACGGGCGGTCGTTCATGAAGTCCAACGACACCATCCAGTCCGAGTACGGAATCTCCCGCAACACCATCGGACGTTCTCTGCGCAAGCTCTCGGACCGTGGTTTTGTGGACGTAACTTTCAATGGACGAGTGAGATGCGTCACTACTCGTGCAGGCAGCATCCCCAAAATGGGGAGGCAGAGTACCCAAAATGGGGATGCAGCATCACCAAATGATACCTCTACTAATACAAGTAAAAGAACAACTTACAACACAATAAAAGAGAAGGGGGTGGTGTTGCCATTCGATTCAAAGGAATTTGCAGACGCTTGGGACGTATGGATAACGGAGCGACGAGAACGCGGAACCAAGAAGTACACCCAGCGCGGCGAACAAGCCGCCCTCCACAAACTTCAAAACGACTCACAAGGGGACGAGGCCACCGCGATCCGCATGGTGCACCAAAGCATCGCCAACGGATGGCAGGGTATCTTCCCCCTCAAAAACCAAAAGAATGAAACCAAGCGACCTGGCCCGAGCGACGGCTCTCTCCTTGCAGAACATCTCAGACGCCTCGCGGCTGACTCCGGAGAAAGCATGGAGTGAAGGAACCAACGTACTCGTGGCATACCGAGAGGCACCCGCAAAGACGGAAGCGTGTCTCATCATACTCCTAAAAGAGACGCTCCAGTACCTTGAGTACAACCGAAGCATCACCGCCGACCGTGACATCTTGGATGCGGTCCACCATCTACGGGACACCTTCCCAGCCATGAAGCTCGAAGAATGGGCGATCATCATGCACCGCCTCAAGACGGGCGAATACCGACCCGGATATGAGCGTTTGAAACTTCCCGAATTGGTTGATATATTCAGGCAGTACGAAGGCGAACGAGCCGCCGTCAGAGAGGGCAACTGGAACGAGCTCAAGAAGCACGCACCCGACCGCCTCTCGGACGACCAACTGGACGCCCTCTATAAGAACTACAAGAAACGTCGTGAAACGGAAACCAAAGAACTCCAAAAGGGGGCAGACATCAAACGAGTCCCGGTCAAGAACGGGCGGTGGGAGCACATCCCGTACCCGAACTCCAAACCGGAGCGCGATGGTGAAGAAGGTGGACACGGTGTTCAGCCAGTACATCCGCCTCAGGGCGAGTGACCACCGAGGGATGGGAGAGTGCTATACCTGCGGATCGGTGAGACATTGGACCGAGGTAGACGCCGGGCACTTCATGAGCCGGGCGTGTATGTCCACGAGGTGGGAAGAGAAAAACGTCCAGTTTCAATGCAAGCGGTGCAACGGCTTCCGAAGCGGGGAGCAGTTCCTGTTCTCCCAACACCTCGACAGGCAGTACGGAGAGGGCACCGCCGAGGGACTTTTGATTGAGTCGAAGCAGACGCGCAAGTTTTCCCGCGACGAACTCGAAGCCCTATACCACCACTACAAAAGGAAGGTCGATGAACTCAAAAGCACGAAGGGACTTTGACGCATGGTTTGTGGAAAACTACGACGACCTCACACAGGTCGCCCGCAGACTCCACCCCGACGGTCCCGACCTGCTGCATCACACATACCTCTCGTGCGTGCTGGCCCTACGCAAGAACAAAAACATCTTGGACAACCTTCCCGGATATGTTCACACGGCTATGTGGAACCTTTCAACGGGCACCTTCCGGAAGCTATACAAGATAACGGACGCCCCAGACTTCACCCACGTCTCGAACTACGACATACAAGAGGCCATCAGAAAAGAGGAAGCCCTACTTATGGCCAACCATCTCTCGTGGTTTGATCGCACCGTCCTCGAACTCTACCTCGATGGGTGGAGCATGGCCGAACTTTCGCGTCAATCGGGCATCGGAGCGTCCACCCTTTATGAGTCGATCAGTCAATCCAAAAAAAAACTGCGCCTTGTTATTCGTCAACGCCACCACCAGAACTGAACGATACGCCACCTGCGAGGGATGCGAACACTTCGTCACCACGACCAAGAGTTGCGGCCCCCTCGTGACGGAAGCATTCACCGAATCGCCTTTGTGCGGGTGCTATATGCCCGCCAAAACCAAACTCAAAGTCGCCTCGTGTCCTTTGGGCAAGTGGGGCGCCACCGTTCAGCCGGAAGACATCGAGCAAATACGAGAATACCTCGACCGCCCGAACCCAGAAAAGACCATCGAGGAACTCAACGAATTTTCTCGTAAATTCCTCACAGGCCAAAAGGCCAGCGGGTGCAGCTCATGCAACCGGAAACTCTTACAACAACTCAAAGACCTCGTGCACAATGCCGATTCCCACACCTGACCCCGACGAAAAGATGACCGAGTTCCTCAACCGATGCATGGGAGACGAGGTTATGAAGAAGGAGTTTCCCAACGAGCGCCAACGAATGGCCGTATGTGCGAAGGAATGGTCCAAAAAATAACCGACAACCTCTACCTCAACGTCGGGCAACTTCACGACTACTCCCACGACAAATCCTTGGTCATCAAAAGAGCACACCGAGGAGTGAAGGCACTGGGTCTGGAGTGGGGCGACATCATCGCACAAAACCGCCGGGGCCACGTAGCCGATACCCGCCACATCGTTTCGAAGTATCTTCGGGACAACGGATTCAGGTTTCAAGAGATCGCCAAGACCCTACAACGAACGAACCACACGACCTCGTGCTATAGCGTGAGACGTGCCGAGGAACTCTTGGAGATTGACCGCAGGTTTCAAGCCAACTACAAAACCTTCACCAGCGCATGACCTTACGCAAAGTAAAACGAATGCTCAACGAGAGCGACGACTTCTTGGTGTTCACACGAAAGGACACCGGGGCCGACGTCGCCAACTTTGGAGTGTTCCACAAAGACGAAGACTCGTGGGAGATTCTTTTGAACCTCGCCGTGTCAGACTATCACATCAGAGAAACCCTACGAAATGTCCTCAATGCAGCCGACGAATATAGAGCCCAGCAAGCTCAAGACGAGTCCGAGTAACCCCCGCGCTATTCGGGAACCCGCAATGCAAAAGCTCATGCTTTCAATCGCGGAAGACCCTGAACTCATGCAAGCCCGTCCTTTGATTGTAAACGACAAGATGGAGGTGTTGGCAGGGAACCAACGTTTGAGGGCTTGTATAGCCCTTGAATGGCCCACAGTGCCTTGTGTCGTTGTTGACTGGGACGAGGCGAAGCAACGCCGCGCCATGATTAAGGATAACGTCTCCGCAGGTGAATGGGACCAAGATATGCTGGCCAACGAATGGGAGGTCGAAGAACTCAAGGAGATGGGATTGAACCTTGACTGGGACGAACCCGAAGAGACCGAGGGACTCACCGACCCCGACGACGTACCCGAAGCACCCGAAGAGCCGACAACGAAACCGGGCGACCTTTGGATATTGGGAGACCACCGCCTTTTGTGTGGGGACTCGACAAAGGCCGAGGACGTGGAACGGCTCATGGACGGCGCGACGGCTGACGCGCTTGTTACCGACCCTCCCTACGGCATCAAAATAGGCTCACAAAGTCAAGGCAAAGGTGGGGGCGTTGCAAAAAAAATCGACTACGGCAAAAACGACTGGGATAACGAGATACCAAAAAAAGCGATTCTGTTTGGCTTGGAACTTTGTGAAGTTTGTGTTTTGTGGGGGGGCAACTACTACACCGACATCTTGCAACCATCATCGTGTTGGTTGGTTTGGGACAAAGATAACGGTGACTCGGATTTCGCAGACGTAGAGTTGGCATGGACAAACTTGCCAAAAAGCAGTCGAATGTTTAAATATACTTGGGCGGGAATGAGGCAGGAAGACATGAAAAACAAGGAGAAACGTGTTCACCCCACGCAAAAGCCCGTAGCATTGAGTGAGTGGGTTTTCGAGAAATTACAACTCAAGACCAAAATTCTTGACCTTTTTTGTGGCTCGGGTTCAACCCTCATTGCCGCAGAGAAGACAGGGCGCAAATGCTACGGCATGGAACTTGACCCCAAATACTGCGACGTAATCGTAAAGCGATGGGAGGACTTCACAGGTAAAAAGGCAGAGCTATGGAAGCCGTGAAGACCAACACATCCAACACTAAAAAAGAAGCGATGCTCGAAGCCCTCGAGAAGTCTTTGGGTATTGTATCCACAGCCGCGAAGATGGTAGGTATCGACCGCTCGACCCATTACGCATGGCTCAAGGCAGACGAGGAATACAAGAGCGCGG